ACATGACTGCCTGTAGATCAAGACTGGACTTGACATACAAGCCATTTGCCATACCACCATACATTGGGGTTGCAACAAACAGTTTATTTTTTCTCAATTCATCTATTTTTACTTGTATTTCCATAGTTTATCCATAAAAAAAAGAGAGGGAGACACTATTATATATCTCCACTCTCCAGATTTTTCGCCTAGAAATTAGGCAAAAGCACGTTCGCCTTGGGCACGAATAGCAGCAATACCTGCAGCAACTACACGCTTAGTAGGTGTGCCTAAACGGTAGAAAGAAACTTTCTCGCCGTTGCTGTTGATGCGACTATTGAAATAGATCGCATGACCATCATTACGCAACTCATTAATAGTTGCTGATGGATTTGCAATACCGTAGAGTGATTGCATTTTGTTTGGTGTTAGTGTGTTGTAACCATCTTCTTTAGAAAGATATGCAAGCACTTTTTGTTTAGCTGACTTCATTCAAAAACTCCATAAAATATGACTGCGTTTAGAACTATCACAGAGGCAGTCTTTCTCTGCAATATATACATAATACTACAAAAGAGAGAGTAAGTCAATACTCTCTCTGGTATTCATGTTGATTAGAAAGGTATATCTGTAGTAGTTTCAGGTGTTGTTTCTTCCTGAGTTTGTGCCATTATGGTTTCAGTATTAGCACCTGCATCAACCTTAGTGTACAAGTCTAAGAAAGATGTTTTGGTATCAATGTCAAAACGATTCAAGCACAATTCGATTGCCTTCATCTTGTTACCGAACACACCAAAGGTGCGAGTAATGTGTACTAAACGGCGAGTAGAAATCACTTCGTCAACACCGCCTTCTGCAAATGTTTTACGAATAACGTCTGCCCAAGTAACAAGTTTCTCTGCAAACTCATCATCGCTACGACCAACCGAAGCAAGTTCTTTCTTGATGATCTTGCGTTCGATCATAGTTGTTGGCCAATCTTGTTCCATCGTATTAATGAAACGCTCAAGGAACGCTTCGTTTAGTACGTTGGTGTACATGTAACGACCATCCTCTGAACCTTTACCCTTGGTATTAGCAGTTGCTATAACAGTAAACCCAGGAGCAGGTGCAACTAGTTCATTCTTTTTCTTCAACAAGAATGGTTTGCCTTCGAGGACACGTTGCAATGATGCAAGATTGTTTGCACCGTAGTCAATTTCATCGATACACAATACAGCACCTTGTCGTGCTGCAACGGTAACAGGACCGTCACGCCATTCCATCTGACCGTTAATCAAAACGTAGTTACCAAGCAAATCAGATTCATCGGTATCAGGTGTCATTGATACGCAAACGAATTTACGTTTTGCTTTTGCACAAGCCTGTTCAACTGACATGGTTTTACCATTGCCAGATTGACCTGTGATGAATACTGGATAAAAAGTATTTGACTTAACGATATTCAGGATATCATCAAAGTTTCCGAAAGGAACATAGTTTGGATGAACCTTAGGTACTAAGTCCTCAGTCTCAAGGTCAGTAGTAACATTGGTGATACGGTGACCAGACTTAGTTTCCATTACAGGTTCTTCCTTAATAGGCATTGCTAAAACTTTTGCAGTTAATTGTGGTACACGATATAAACCACGACCTGCACGATATTCATCTTCTTTTAAAAACCATTGAGGTACTGGGATTCCAATATTTTCAGCGATTGCGAAAACTTCTGGACGGGTCACTTCGGTTTTACCGAGTGCGATAACAGCATTCAAAAACTTCTGACGACTCTCTGAACGACTTGCCATAATATAAACTCCTAATCACAATGAACAACTATAATAACACAATACGGGATATATGTCAAGCGATATTTGAATTATACCGCTATCCCACCAATAAACTTAGATACAAGTACCCGATTAATCTTCCGAGACTTGTTCATTTTCATGAATGCGTTGGTAAGTTTACTTGTCGTAATTTTACCACTTACATTCAAACTTTCGTCGGCAACTTTTAAATCATCACCGCCTGGGATAAGAAAGAAATTAACATACCCATCTCTTTCACATTCCAACAATTTTTGTTTCTTCAAAAGTTTAGCATACTTGTCTGTATACTCTTGTAACTTTCTATTCTGTTCCCAACGATCTTGAATTTTCATAATTTCTTTAAGTTCGTCGGTTTCATACTTAGTTTCAATTGACAAACGTAATTGACGCAGGTTAGTTTCTGTAAGAAAGAAACCATGAATTTTTGCACCAGTTATTTTAGTCAACCATTTCATAGATGCAGCACGCATACCGTTGTGACAATTATCAATCTTTACTTGAAATTTGTTTTTACGGTCAACCAAGAAACAATTAGTATTTTCTGGTACAATCATTTGGTGTCTACCATCTGCATGTTGATGGCGAACTGCATCAGCATCACCGTCATGCACAACAACCGTATTCACAATATCCAAGTTATACTTTTTACGGAATTCTACAATTACTTCTTTTAATGCAAAAATAGATTCTGTCAAAGGTGTATTAGATAATGATTCACTTGGAGGATACGGCAATCTACCATATCTACCTGAAGATACAAATGAACTCTTAAACAACAAAAGACTTTTGAAAGACTTTTGGAATTCAGCAGCACCCATGTTTGAATTCAGATACTCACGAAGGAATACTGGTTTCAAAAAAACTTCTCCGGTGTTTTGGCTGAACTGACTTTGCAACCATTCGTTGGTATAACAGTTTTCATTAGGAAAATCTATCTTACGTGCATCCATAGCATTACCAAAACCATAGACTACAAATGGAATACTCACTTTGCGACAGAATGATGCAAGCACCAAAATCTGTTCAACCGATGCTGCCATATTATCTGACATAGAACCAGATTTGTCTAACAACAAAACCAGACCGTGTGATTTACCTTTAGGTACTCGCATCATCTTTTTAAAGATGGTATCATCGATTTGATACTTGTAAATTTTATTAATATCAATATCACCAGTCTCAGATATTTTTGCTTTGGAAAACTTAGATGCTGCCTTACGCATTTCAAATTCTTTTGCAAGTAATGATATGTAACGATCATTCTTTTGTTTGAAATCGTTAAGGAGTGTATTTGTTACACTTTCTACATTTCCGTTATAATAGTGTGCATAGAATTCCATCATCAATTCATGTACACGCTTTGCAGGTGTAATGATTTGATTTAAATTGATTTTTGATGGAACATTCACGTAAACATATTCTTTAGATGATTCATCCAAAAGACTTAATTCATTACGGCGATAATTTTCATCGGTTTCAGCACGAGGTTGAAAACCTTTGTCGGATTCAGATGGTGTACTATCTTTGGTATCCTCATACTTACCAGAACCATCATCATCTTCTTGGTTTTCAGATTTATCGGATTGACCACCTTCAGCAGAATCGCCTTCATCGAATTCATCGGAATCAAAATCATCATCACCGAATTCTGACGAATCATCATCAAGGTCCTCACCATCATCACCAACAGGATATGATGGATTATTCTTATACCATTCTTCCATCAATTCTTGCTGTTCGGATTTTGAGTATTCCCAGATTTTATCTGTAACACGAACAACATCATCCCAAGTTTCCAGAGCATTTACTTCAGCAAGTAATTGCTTTTCAATTTCGTTTTGGAATTCAGTATTAATGTATTGACCAACCTTTGTTTCAAGATTGATGCGGTCAATAAATGTTAAAGGTGCTATACGTTTTTCGATACCAAAGAAATCACGGTCAACTAGTTTTTTGTATGCACTAGCGAACTGACGAATTAACCCTGGATATTTACGTTTGATTTTTTTCTCGATACGGGCATCTTCCACAATGTTCAGGAAGTGCTTATAGTTCTTGCCTTTGTTCGAAGCAGCGTTATGCCAACCTTCGACAGGAGTATATAAAGCGTGACCAACCTCATGACCCATGCAAAGGTCATAAAGGTCACCTGCCATATCTTGCCAGATAGGACATACGAGGACACGATCTTTAGGTAGAAAATATGCGGTTGAGGTTTTACGGTGTTGTACCGTTAGATTTTCGCTTGCCATTAGTTTAGCAAGCTGTGATTTACTTTCAGCGGTAATCTGCATTTTAGTTCCTAAAATTGATTTAGACTGATATATTAACAGATTTTGCTGTATTTGTCAAGTATGTATAGAATTGTTGCCGAATTGCCGCATCCTTGAATACTTCATCTAGTACGGCTGGCATACCGTGGTATTTAAATGCAGAAATAACATCATTTACCGAGGTGTGAAAATGCATTTCTTCCTCTTTAGACATTTGTTGCCAAATTGACATTGGGTTTCCTTTCTTGATTTACCAACTTAAATTACATTATACATGGTAACCCGCTTTATGTCAAGCAGTTGTCTTAAAAGAAACTTTCTAGTGTTGTCGAATTGGCATCTTTAAATGCTTTCTTCCATGAGATATTTGCTGCTACTTTTGCAGTATTTTTCCACTCACCAGCGGTAGTTTCTTTTTCATATAACGCAACTAGTCCTGGGTGTGCTAAAGCAAGTTTTTGCATAGATTCATTATGTGCTTGTATAGTTCTTTCATCAGTTAATCCACCGCCTGATTGAACAGGTCCTGGGTCAACTCTATACCTATTACTTAGACGATTCTTATACCCCATCTTAAATAACTGTAGGGTAACATGAAAATCTTCTGCATATCGTATACTAGTCCAATCCAATTCATTCGCAGGAAAGTTCGGACCATCAAAGAAAAAGTTAGACCATTGTCTAGTAATCTCTTTGTATTCTTTTTCACGATCAGGTATGTTAGATGTTACGTCCATACCACAAAACACAATACCTTCATCCATCCAACCACACAATAATTCTTCTAGGTCATCAAAATCTTTATCTTCCATTTTGATTTTTGACTTTTCATAATCATCATTAATCATTTTGGTTTTAAAGAACTTCAAGTCATCATCAAAGACACCGAATCGTTTGTCAAGATTTTGTTTTGCAATCCACTCACGTTTCTCTGGCACCTTAGTTATATCATCAGGTAACACAATGTGCGGATAGTCATTATATAAATGTTGTTCGTCACGTTGTACAACTAAGAATGTTCTATCTTGCCAAGACTTTGGTAGATTACTAAAAGTTATTTGTGCATCATGTCTTTTATATGTTGGTATAAAGAAATTATTTAACATTCGCCATCCTAGTATCACAATAAGAGACACAAGATAATCTAGTCCCTGGTCCTTCAAGTTCGCTTACACCATGTTGTTTACGACTGTCACCAACAAATACATCACCATCACCAACTGATATTGCTACACGATGTTGTGGTAGAATAAAGTATGCACCTTTGAAATCACCAACTTTAAATACAGATATGCATGTTAGACTTGAGTTCAAATCACCTGCATCGATATGATAACCCATCATGGATGTATCGTTCTCAGTATATTTATTTGCTGACATTGTAGTAAAGATTGTATCATTCAATCTATTTTCTTTTTTAATATACTTGTCTGCAAACATTACTTGATTAGTATATTCTTTTGGTGCAATGAAGTTGTATGATTTTGCAGCATAGAAGTTCATGTCAAAGAATACTTTTTGTTTTTCTGGATTCTTCTTTGACCATGCATCTAATTCTACTTCGCCAGTAAATCTACCCTTCTTGTATCCAAGTAGAACACTATGAATTGCTTTACCTCTTGCGACAGTATCCCATGTACCATCTTTCTTTTTACGTATCAATGCGTTTCTTGTCTTACCTTTGAACTTATAGTGTTCACCTTCTACCCATCCAAACTTTTTAAGTAGTTCGTCAGGATCCCATGGTCCTGCTTGTGCAGTACGTAGATCGGAAGTGTGATTTATTTCCATCATTGTCTTTACACAATCATCGTAAACATCTTTTGGAAATACTTTACGTGCTACACCTGCAAGTAGTTCTCTTTCTCCGAACATATTTGCAGGACCCCATACACGAAAGTCATCATCAACTTCATCGGCATCAACAACTAAATCATAATCATCTTCTGTAGGAACACGACCATGAAACTTTTGCGCTTCATCGAAGCCAAGGTCGGTGTCTATAAAAAACTCTTTCATTGCTGAATCTCTTTATAAGGTTTAAGTATTTTGTTGTAAAGATTAGATGATATAGCTTGCATGACTTTAGGTGCAACCATTAATCCAATACGTTCTTCCATTGCTTCTTCACTACCTGGAGCAAACTTGAAGTCATCAGGCAAACTCATGATACGCATCAATTCTTTCAAAGTGAAACATCTGTCCTCAGATGGATGAAAGTAAGAGTGACATCTTCCTGTAATTGTCGGAGATGGTACATCCCATGAACATCTAAAATAGTTGAAGTACGATACTTTATCTATAAACTTTGCAAGTTTAGGTATATCTGAGTTTTCTTTTGCAACATCTTTTAAAAAGTTACAGAACTGCATTTGTCTATGTGGATTGTGTGGTATCTTCTTTAATACTTCACGTACAACAATGTTTCCTTTTGCAAGTTTATCTCTTTCATTCTGACATTCGATTGCATAGTTAGGATCATCATCTAATCCATCAAACGCACCTAGTAATGACAACTTCTTTCCTGATGGTTCAGGATACAATGTTTGAAATAAATTATAGTCCTCAATACCAAGTTTCTCTGCAACATCATTACGAACACCGATGATAAATGTTCTTTCACGTCCTTGAGGTACACCAAAGTGTGATGCATTTAGAATATGTGATATACACTTATAACCAATTTTTTCTAACTCGTATTTGAATGAATTTAAATAATTGATTGCCTTACCTGATGATAATGCTTTCACATTTTCAATAACAATAGTCTTTGGTCGTAAATCTTTTGCGATACGAATCATTTCCAAAGTTAGTTTCTCAATCTGAAACTGTTTATGTCCATGATAGTTCTTTTCTTTATCCCATGACTTCTCACGTTTGCCTGACATAGAAAAGTGAGTACATGGTGGAGAACCATCAAAGATATCCAATTCACCTGGAGATAGATTCGCAGCATCTAAAAACCGAGAACCTTCAATCTCTTTAATGTCACCAGTCAATACAACTGTCCCAGGATGATTTAACTTGTATGATTCGTATGCATGGTCAACAAATTCGTTAGACACAAGCACTTTACCACCTGCAAGTTTATAACCAGTAGATGATCCACCTGCACCTGCAAAGGTACTGATGACAGTAAATAGATTTTGTTCAGATGCAGCATTCATATCTGCAAGTGTGTATGGTTTGTATTTCATAATATTATATAGGGTTTTGGAGTTTTCCGTTTTTCATTTGTCGCTTAATTTTTTTCATCAACTTTGCTTGTTTATCTCTTGCCATCTTAACTGCAACAGGACCAACATAGTCAGTCATCTTAACACCGTTAAGGTGATCTAGTTCATGTGCAAATACTCTTGCTTGTATACCATCAAGTCTTGCTTCGTAACCTTCACCGTTCTCATCATACCATGAAGCAGTAATCCATTGTGATCTAGGTACGGTAAGAAACATTCCTGGGTATGAAAGACAACCTTCTTTATCTCTTATGATTTCATCAGATTCATCAATAATTTTTGGATTGATACATGCAACATTTTTGATTTCATTTCTATCTTGCATACGCATTACAAAAACTCGTTCAAAGACTCCACATTGGTTTGCAGACAATCCTAAACCGTTATATGCTTTCATTGTCATCTTTAACCGTTTGACTAGAACAGTCATAGTTCCACTAGGTAACGCATCTTTGTACTCAGGAACTTTTTCTTGAAGCATTGGGAATGCATCTGGATAAACTGGAAGTACATCTAATTCTGCATCTTTGACAGATGACGTAATACCTTCTTCGGTATTAATACTAATCATTTCACTCATTTCTGTAGCACCCATTCTTCAGCAAAGTTTTCTGCTGCATGTAAAGTTAAAAAGTCTGAAGTATATCTTGCACCAAAACTATCTGTACATGTTACAATATATTTTTTTGTTTCTTCATCTAAACATACAATCGCTTTGCGATCTTTATCCATATGTCCACTTATTTCTATCATTTCACCATCCTTGAGAAGTTTTTTACTTTATCAAATTTAATAACATTGGCAAACTTATCATGTAGAATATCACCTTTATGACTAATGACATATAGATTAACATCATCCAACATGTGTAAAATTTTCATCAATTCTTCTGTACCACCAGTATCTAAACTTGAATCAAACACTTCATCTAATAATAATAGGTTAGTATTTGCAGAGTTCTTTAGTTTAGCAACCGCTCTCCATGTCAACATCAATGCCATATCGATACGTTGTTTTTCACCTTCCGAGAAATTGTGGTAACTAAAATCATCTCTATGTCTAGATTTTATCACTTCCTTGAACGATTCGTCAAGCGTAAAATTAACAAAGAAATCCAATGATGCCAAGTATTTGTTTACCAACTTGTTTATAATTGGTAGATATTGTTTAATAATTTTGGTTTTAATACCAGAATCTTTTAATAGTATTGCGGCAGCTTCATAGTAAGACTTCTCATCTAACAACTCTTTTAAGTTACCTTGTAAGGATTCATAAGTGTCCTGTAGTTCTTTTAATTCGCTTCCGTCTTGTGTGTGTTGTGTGTTTTGTAAATCTGCAATCTGCTTTTCTAGTTTTGCAATCGCTGCTTCTAATCCAGACTTACCAGTTTGTTTGGTAGCAAGTTCGATTCGTACAGTATGAAGTTTCTGTTCATCGGAACGCAAAGATGCCATTAAAGTTTCATGCTCTACTATCTTGACTTGAAGTTCTGTTAGACCACTATCAAGTTCCTGTTGTTTTGATAGTAGATCGCCCATGTGCCGTTCCTTAGACTCCAAGGTAATGGCCTGCCTACACGTTGGGCAATCAGCATTGTGTTCATAGAATTCTCTATCTGTTCCCACTTGGGATATCTTGCTTTCAATTTTGGATTCAATTTTTTTAAGCGAAGCAATCTTCTTTTCATTTTCAGGAATTTGCGAGCAGACTTCGGCAAGTGTACTTTGCGTTCTCCCCAAGTCGTTAATTTCTCCACAAAGGGTGACAATGGTTTCTCTACAACTTTGTATCTCACTCTCATATTCGTTTACCTTTGCTTGTTTATCTTGTTGAAGTTCATCGTGATGTTTCTTCTTGACATCGTAGATTTTCTTTGTAACTTCAAGATCATTCTTTGTTGATTGAATAGAATCTTTGTTACCAGATAATCTTTCTTTAACCACACCATTCATTGAAGAAAATATCTGAATATCTAACAAGTCCTCAATAATTGCACGACGGTCAGAAGCAGACAACTGCATGAACGGTGTGAATGATGCAGAACCAAGAATAACAATTTGTGTAAACGATTTATAGTTTAGTTTGAGAATGAACTTCTCTAGAAATTCTTGATAGTCTCTTGCGGCAGAATCTTGGTTAAGTAGTGTTCCATCTTGATAGATTTCGAATACGTTGGGTTTGATACCACGAACAACTTTGTATGATTTATTTGCAGCATCAAACTCAACTTCAACCACACAATCTTTTCCGTTGATAGAATTGACAAGGTTTGGTTTATTGATACTACGAAATGCTTTACCGAACAATGCAAAACATAACGCATCAAGCATTGTTGATTTGCCTGATCCGTTATTGCCGACTATCAAAGTATTGGATGTACTGTCTAACTTTATTTCTGTGAAATAGTTTCCAGTTGAAAGAAGATTCTTCCAACGCACATTACGAAAAAATATCATTATTTAAATTTAGGTCCTTCAACCCATATGACTAGTGATTTTCTTTTGCCTTTAGTTACTGGTGAAACTCTATGTAGTAAGAATGATGGGAATGCAATAACACGACC